ATCGCCAGTCAGGAATTGATGGAAGGAGATGTTGCCAATGTTGGTAGCCCATTCAATGCTCAAAGCGTCACTGGTAGCAGAGTAAGAGATAGAAGCATCAGCCATTGACTGACCATAATCCTGTGCGTGTTGGTCTGAGATGCTTGTCAGGCTTTCACTCTTAGACGCAGCCAAGAAAGCACCAGCGTCACGCGCATTGACAGCAATGTCCTCAATCGACTGGTTGTATTCCACCACTGTCTCTTGGCTAATGCTTACGTCATTCTGTTCGACATACTCTTGTACGGCAATCTGGTCTTCAACTGCGTTAGTCTCCTGTGCGACCTCAGCCCTCTCAGCGACCTCCTCGACAACGCTCAGTTGCACAGAAGCCACAATAAAGCTGTCTACAGCCTCGCTAACCTTGACCATAGACTCAGCAGCTTTCTCCTCCAACGCCATCTTGGTAGTGAAATACAAAGCGTTCTGCACTCCTGCAAGAGCTTCACTGTAGGCAGTTATGTCGCCCTCATTGATGATGTATTGCTCGTCATCCACTGCGCTGTAGTCGATGATGCCGCCGACTGAGGCGTAGTGTTCTGCGCCATACACGGCGTAGCGGCCTTGCTCTAGCTTGGCTGCAATCGTGCGGCTGGCATTGACTAGGTTATCAATCGTCGTCTCTGCTTGTGCTGCGGAAACGCTCAGAAATGCTGAGGTTAGAATCGCTATCTTCTTCATCATCGCTTTCACCAATTCGTAGGATTTTGTCATAGTATGATTTACGTTTTTTGTAATCAGGTATGAAAGTCAGGGGGTCGCGCTTCATAAGAAGGGTAGCCGCTCGACCCACAACGAGCTTGCCATTTACCGATATTGGGCAGGGTGTTGCACTAGCAAACATCGCCTTCCAAGTCTCCAGAGATTGGCACAGCCTAGCCACAGATGCAATAGACATGCCCTGCTCTTTCAAGGCTTTTGCGTCTCTGCGTCTGTTGCACTCTGCATCCTGCTTGTAGCCGCCCATCGACAAGCCAAGCACGTTGACCTGCACACCCATTCCACGCCCTATCAGGCAGCTTTCAGAGCCACCAGACGGTGCGCTAGGCGACACAGCGGTGGGAGGTGGCGTTACATTAGATGCAGCACCAGCTCCGTTGTAATTGTTTGTGGTAGATGTGGAGGGGTTATTGCTGCTGACAGTGCTGTTGATGTTGCTCGTGTTCAGGTCGCCAGTCTGCTCATTCTGGGCGTATGCTGCGGTTAAACACAGCAAAGAAACTAGCAGTACACGGCGCATCTCATCTTAAATCTTCTGGGAAAGCAGAGACAGGAGCAATGTGATTATTGCCCCTGCACTCGTCATTATAATAATCTCAAGTCGCTTGACGCGGTTGATAGTCTCCAACCACCGTTCAGCGCATACAGCTTCATGCGTGTCAATCTGTGACTTGACCTCGTGAACGGTGATGCGAGACATATTATTTATCCTTGCGAAGATTTAGAGCTAACTTCTGGATGAAGTCGTCAACCTTTGCGAGAATCTCATTGTCGCGCATAGACGGAGTTACGTTAGCAATCACCGATGCGGCGGCTACGATAGCTGTAATCCAAGTAATCAGAGTTTCCATTATTCTGTCTCCGTCTCTTCTTCTAGTGAGGCTTCAAGCAGTGACATAAATGCCTTACGTCCGACCTGAAGCTGGTCAAGGTTAAACTGGGTAGAGCCAATCTTACGGTCGAGGTCAGTGATGTGGTTAATCAAAACCTTCTGGTCGTCTGTGAGTTGCTCTTCAGTGTATTCTTTGTCGTTAATCGTAATGACGTTTGGTTTTTTCTCGGTCATTAGTCTCTCCTTTGGGTTGTGTTACCACGGCACTCCGTCAGTAGTAACAGGGGTTTTCTGCCCAGCAATATCAGCAGCCAAAGCAGCTTCGGTTTCGGCTTGGTCAACGCTTTCATACACCCAGCCAAGCACATTAGCTTCGGTCAGGCTGTCATAAGCAATAAAGCCGTCAGCACTTGCGTCAGGCGTAAAGCCGACAGTGCCATAAGAGGAAGCAGAATAGGTTACGGCATCATCGCCCGACCCAACTGTTTCCGTTTCGGTGACGCGCCAATGCGCCACAATAACGCCGCCATCGGCAGTGTTACGTTCCAAGTTTGCGATAGTCCAAGTTGCCATAATTAGCTCCGTTAAATAGCGGCAATAATAAATGCCAGTAGTTGATTGTAACGAACACCCATACGAGAGCGTTCCTCACCAGTTTCCTCATCAGTCCAAGTCGAGTTGATGAACATTGCATAGCGTCCAGCGTCCAAACCTTCGGCCTCAAATGCCGCTTGCAAATCTTGTGCAATGATACCGAAATGAATACGAGCGTCATCACCTTTTTCTTCTACGCTGTCTTTCCAACGGAACTTACGCAGCAAACCTTTGGCAGCTACAGCGACACGTTGCTCTGCTTCTGACAGTGCTTCGATGTCTTGCTTTTCGTTTTGGTCAGACGTTTGGATTGTGCCGTTTGTGGCGTAAATGTCATCCCACCGCACGTTTGACGCACCTACGTCTTGTGTATTATCAGTAAACGCACCAGAGGCATTACACGCCGCAAAACCGCTAGAGTATATTCTAATGCCTGTGCTGTTGTTATTGTTACTAAAAAACGGAGTGCCGCCAACAACCCCAATCGACCCGACAAGTGTGCTGTCTTTGAAAAACTCAACCATTTCGCCATCGCTGCTCTTGCGAACAATCTCTAGCGATTTATCACCATCAGCCGTGTGCCGTGCAAAACCACTGGCGTGTAGTTCGTGACCAACAGTTGTTCTGCTTGTGCTAGTCGTCCCCACCAGCACGTTCCCGCTGCTGTCGATGCGCATGCGTTCTGTGCCGTTAGTAAGGGCAACAAGGTTAGAGCCATCTGCCCCAATTTGAACATTATTTCCCGTTTCTGTATTATTACGAAAAACCATTTTTACAGCAGAATTGTCGGTATCTAAAATAGCTGTAATTGCACTATTGCTAGGGTTGTCAATATGCAAACCTGCACTTGGGCTGCTCGTGCCGATGCCCACATTCCCGCTGCTGTCGATGCGCATGCGTTCTGTAGCACTTGTCGCAAAAGCAAGGGCATCGTTAGGGTGCTGATATTCTACATAGCCCCTATATCTATCTGTTCCGCTAGTGCCATCTGCAAAGCCAATAGAGTGAGTGCCGTTTGTAGGTGAGAATAAAGTAATCCCACCAGAAGTAGAAGTGCTGCCTATAGAAACATCAAGCGAACCCGCAACACCGCTATTGGTTGAGCCGATTTGTATGTTGCCGCCTGATGTAATGCGCATACGTTCGACTTGGAATGTTGCAAAAGCAAGATTGTTAGTAGATGGGGCAAACATCCCCACATCAGCAGAACCGTTGAAAGAATATGTTGGCAGAAGTGCAGAGCCGCCTGTATTTTGTAAATTTGTTGAAAGGCTTGTTGTGCTAGTTACATCAACAACACCATCAACAGTCAGCCCATCAGCCGTGACCGTGCCAGTGACATCAATGCCTGTGCTGGTGGTCTCAATCTTTTTCGCGTTGTCGTGATAAAGTTCGACTGCGCCATCAGCAATGCCCTTGACATAGGTTTCACCCGTGTATTTACCAAGCACCATGTCATTGGCACGAATGTATAACCACCCGCTTGCCTTTTCATCTATAAAGCTGTCAGTGCCGTTATGATAAATCTCTAGGTCAGAGCCAGCACCGAAGATGGCTTTGTCGCTGTCGCCAAAAGACAGATTGCCCGTCAGACTAGCAGCAGCAAAAGAGGGACTGGTCAGCGTGACAGTACCGTCATTCATGTCAGCCAAGTCAGCCATAATCTCACGAATGGCGTTGTTAATGCCGCTAGGCAGGCAGCCCTCCGCTATGTCAACCGACTGAATGTCCGTGTTTGACGCGGCTGTTTTGCTGTAATCTGTAATACTGTTCTTTGCCATGATTATCTCGTCAACTCTTTGTAAAACTCTGGGTTGTTTTCCTGCAATATACGTCTTTCATACTTCGGACGGCGCTTAACATAAACCCTTAAAAATGATTGCGGGTCATCTTTTATCGCCGCAGTTTTAGCAACACCCCTGACTTCCTGCAAAGCCTTACGAAGATAAGCGTCCTTCTGTGCATTGCTTTTGTCTTTGTAAAACTTTGTCTCGACTAAGGGTGCGATGATATTTTCCACAATCGGCCCCATGTATTTGTCAATCATTCTATCCGCTTTTCTGTCTCCAGTATAGGGGCGAATATCACGCATCTTGTAGCCAAGACGGTCAAACTCACGCTCCGCTGGGTTCTTAGCCTCACGAACAGTCACACCAGTAAGCTGCCTAACTGTAGGCGCACCTAAGATAGATAGGCCATCAGATATTTCTATTGGAGATATTTCTTTATCGGTAAATGGAATCTGTAATGTCTCAGGGCGGCGGGGCGCATCTGCGCGTGTAGGTGACTCAATCGTCTGTAACTCCCGCTGCAAGATAGGTACGCTGCGCTGAAGGTTTCCAAGAATATCCTCAAGAGAGAAGTAACCCTCTTGGTCAGAGCGAGGAACGTATTGACGGAACTCCTGCTTCTGGTCAATAAAGTCATTGAACATGCGAAGCGGCGTAAGAAATCCACCAAGCACATCAGATGTCCAACGTGTGACTACGTTCCTAATTCTCTCTTCACTGTCAACACCGCTAACGTCATTGATAAGGGAGTCAACCAACGACAGGCCAGTGCCAGCGCGAAACTGTGCGCCAGTCAAACCCTGAATAATATCCTTTGAATCAATACCACCAAGACCACGCTCTGCGCGAACCGCAAGGTCTGCAACAAGCATATACGGCGTTAGTGGGAAATAGGGACGCATATCAACAGTCTTGCCTGTTTCCGTCTCAATCTCATACCACTTCTTATCGCCCACAGAGTCACGCTTTGCCTCAATAGCGGCAAGCAACGCAGCAGAGCCAACCATAGTTTTTGCTAAAACTTGAGAATCACCAGCCGCAACCCTTTGTTGCTCTTTTTTGCTAAGAAGAGAGAGAGGGCCAAGAGGGCTATGCTTGAACTGAAACTCCATAGCGTTTGCCATAAATCGGGCAAACGGGAAAACCGCAGTTGTGACAAACGGAATAGAGTTTGAGAAGTCAATAAAAGCCTTGCCCAGCTTGCCCTCTGGAGTCTTGGCGTATGTAAACTCAAGAGCATCATCTACAGCCTTCTCAATGTCAGAAGTGGATATTTTCTCAATAGCTCTGCCATCTTCCTGCATCAATTTTTTAAGGTCTACGCCACGCTTGGAAAGGGTGTTTTCAAGGGACGCAGAAAACATTGCACGACGAAAATAATACTCCTGCATCCTGTTAAGAGTGTTCAATCCATCTGTTAATTTACCCGCCAGCTTAAAGGTTGTGTTTTTTGAGGCATCCTTAACGTCTGATACATAGTTGCTAAACAACCTATCTTTTTGCGCTGGCAAGTAATCAACCAACTCAGTCACATCTTTAGCAAACTTCTTGTCTCTACTTATATTCATAAGAAGATTAAAGGTCTTGTTATGGTCAACAAGTCGCTGCTCTTGACCAAACAACTTTCGCACTGGATTAAAGGCTTGGTTTAATGAGTTATCAACTGCATTAACTAGTGTGTTCATACCAACACGACCATACTGCGCTGTAAAGTTACGGGCAAATGTAGCAACTTGGCTAACCAGCAAACCACGGCGCACGTTATCAAGCTCCGTAGCGCCCTTGTGAAACTTGCGAAGCAGTGATGCGCCCATCATGTCTTTCGGCGCTTTGCCCGAAATCTCTTCAGATATGGAACGCAATCCCTTCTTGGCAGCAGATAATTTCTGCAAAGTTCTACCAGCATCAGAAGCGCCCAAGCGGAATAGCTGCGAAAGCTCAACTTCATTAATCTTGTTTTGCTTCAGCACATCGCTAAATGCCTTCATATACTCATCGCTAGTGCTTGTGAGTTGGAGTATCTCAAAAATCTGGTCAGATACCTTTTGGTCTGGCGCGACTGGTATCTCCATTCGATTCATAAAGTCTTCAGCAACCCTTACGCCCTTCTCTGTTACATCAAGCACGGGTTCAAGGTTAAAGCCCTCTGGTGCGTCAGCAAGATTTGCTCTCACACTTTGCGCGGCATCTTCGTCATATGGAACGACATCAAGAGCAACATCTGTTGTTTGAGTTTCAAGAGCTTTGGCCTGAGACTCAAGAGCCTCCTGATATTGCTTGCCTGTTTTCCTGCCAGCTATAGCACCTATGCTGCCACCAAGAACGCTACCAGCACCAGCGCCAATAGCCGCTGACTGAGCAATGTTCCCTAAGTCAATAGAGTCTTGTGCGTCTGCTTGCACACGCGCAGTTTCACGACCAAGCTGGTCGGCAGCAGAATACACACCACCTTCGATAGCACCGATTTTTGCACCTTGCGTAAGGCCAGCTTTGGTTGCTTGCTTAACACCCTCTTTGATGCCCTGCTTCAATGCTTGTGTGCCTGCCGTAGCTGCACCAAAAGTACCAATGCCAAGATAGGTTGATGGGTCAAACGCCAGACCCTTCACAGCACGATACGCGCCAGCAAGGCTGGGTGCTTTTTCGTCATACATATCCATTAGATTGACGAAGGATTCTTTCTGCTCATCCGTGGCATCGCCAAGTTGTGCAGCCTCAAGACCCATCTTGGGGAGGTTGTAGTTAAACCAGCCCATATAACGCAAACCGTAGTTTGCAGCTTCTTCATCTGACTGCAACTCAGGTGCGTCTGGCCCTTCATTCATCGCGTAAACATTACGAGATGCTTGAATCCAGTTTGCGTCTTTTACGATAGTTTCTTCTGTGAGCTTTTCAGGTTGAGCATACTGAGAAAACAAGTCCTCAAGCTCCTGTCCTGTCGGAGCAGATTCACCAGTTAAATCTAAAGTAATCCCAGTGACGTCATCAGTAACCCTGTAAGTAGGCATTAACTACTCCTACTTTTTATCTACCACTTCAACATTAAACCTATCAGATGCCCCTCGGTCAGCGGGAAGAGGGATGACGCTCGTGTCTCTTGGCTGTGCTGACTCAGGTGCATCAGGCATTGATATAATGCCTCTATCCATAAGTTCCTTGAACATCCCAGAGTCTCCAGAACTCATTAGCTTGTTGTAAGCATCTTGCTCAACCTTTGACAACGGAAGCTCTGCTTGTTTTTTTCGTATAGCTATAGCCCCAATCTGTTTAACCAAATCAACTGACTTACCTTCCGACTTAAAAGCCTCGACTGGATAAGCCGCCTTAAACGCACTTTTCTTTTCTGTGTCAGTTGCCTCTGGGTCTGCCAAAACATCAGCAAGTTTATTTTGTGCTTCAATTTGTTTCTTTTGACGCGCACGCTGCTCCTTAGTAAACTTGCGTTGCTCCATACGTTCAATCTCTTCGCCACCAGCCGCAAGACCTTCGGTAAGACTTTGACCAAAGGAGATGGGCGTACGACTTGGCCCGCGCAACAAGGAGCGACTCAATGCTGCTGCACGAGCGCGACCCTCTTCACCTTCAAATAAACCGCCAAGCTCCTTGCCAGCACTGCGAATACCGCCACCAATACGACCAAGCAAGCTGGGTGCTGGGGTAGACTGACGTTCAATCTGATTAAGCTGGTCTGATAAAAGACTTGGACGAGGCATTGGCGGGGGAACATCCTGTAAAAGACCAAGCCCTGATGTGGGTGATGCGGGGGCGTCAGGCGCAATAGGGGTGAGCATTGATGGCATACCTAAAATAGATTGATAACCCTGCGGTGGAGCAACCATTGTTGTGGCTCCCGTAGTACGGTTGCGCGCTGGACGGTTACGAGCAGCAATCATATCAAGTACGCGTTGACCTAGCACATAGTTTTGAATCGGAACACCGCCGCCAGCTTGAGCTACCTGACCTGTTCCTCTAAATACATTACCAAGAAGACCGCCAACTGTTGTGGGTCTAGTAAGGGGAGTATCATACATAACCTATCTCCTAACTTCCAGCCAGCAAGCCAGCACCAAACCTCAGATACGGGTCTTTAATGCCAGCGCCAGCAGCACCGAGATAACCACCCAAAAACTGTTGACCACTGCTAGGCTCATAATACGGTGTAATCTGCGTTGAAACCTGACCCATCGGGAAGCCAGCAATAATGTTTTGATAACGAGACAACTGCTCCATTGGAGATGTTTGCTCATACTGGTAACGCTGCATAGCTTCTTCAATACCGCGTTGCGCTTGAGCTTCACGAGCAGCACCAACTTGTTGAAGACGAGAAATGTCGGCATAGTCAGTGGCAGCCATCGCTGGGGCCATCTGTGCGGCTTGCAGTCCAAGACCGCGCTGTGTGGCAAAGTCACGATAAGCTACATCAGCAGCTACATCACCCAATGCACGGGCTGTAACATCAGCAGCAGCACCAGAACCTAAACGACCACGTTGAGCCAATTGACTCTGCACACGGGCTTGTACGGGGTCTAGCGCACGTTGGATAGCACCAGTAAGCAAACCAGACTGTGCAGGCGGTACATACTGACCTTCAGGGCCTGTGCTGCCAAGAAACGAACCAACAGTCGATTGTGCTTGTTGTGTCAGTGGGCTACCAGCTACGGCGCGTTGCTCTTGCATACGCAGTGCTTGCTCTGTCTGTGGTGTGAAACCAGCGTAAGTCTGACCTTGATAAAACTGCGGCGCACCAGCTTGATACTGGCGCAATGCCTCAGACATACCATATTGCAAGAAGGGTTGAGCAAACTCGTCAACACCTGTCTGGGTTACTGTTTCTGTAGTTCCGTCTGCCATTTTATTTACCTCTGGCCTTAATTTATACGGTTATCCACCGTTTGTAAACGCTATCCTAGAACAGCATAATGAAAAAGAATATCACTTGTATTTGCGTTGCTGCGATGTGTAAGTGTAAAGGTTTGTTTGCCCACGCTGCTAAGATAGAGATGAGATAGCTCTTGGGCTGCATTAGACGATTTAGGTGTCCAAAGAATCACGCTGTTAGGGTTTACACGCAAATCACTAACCGTTGTGGTTGTAGAGCTTGCAGTCAACTGAAACGCACCAGTAGAGTTTATCTTACCCTCTACAAGGTTGTTGACAACCTCCGCGACCTCACGAGGCGTACCACCCATATTCGGAAGTCTGCGGTATTGGTTAGCCATTACCTGCGTCCTATCGTGTTGGCATCAACGTCAATGCCCTGCGCCTTTTTCCACTCGCCGCTCAAGTTCAAGCGCACCCGATGGTAACGTCCGTTAGAGCGTACAGGGCAGAAGTTGTCATTGTTTAAGGTAGATGCACTACCAAATGTAAACGTGTCAACCTGACGATTACGAGAGGCAACCTGTGCCGTCACTGTGCCAGTAGAATTTTCACGCAAGCTAACATATGGGATGACATTATTGAGTAGCGAGTGAGAGCCTGTGCGAACCTCAAACTCAGCAGTCTCTACTGTTGCGCTTAATGTGCTTCCTGTGAAGGTTTGGATTTTTTTGTCTTTTGAAGCGGCAAATAGAAACTCGCCGCCGCGATAGACAGCACCATCGAGAGAAGCAGGTAGAACGTCAAGATTACCAAAAGCAGCATCAAGAGCTTCAAGAGTGTAGCCAGCGGTATAAATAGGTGCAACCATATCCACAGCAACAGACGCGGTACTCCACTTATCAAGCGCATAGTTATAGATAATAAGTTTGTCAGGTGAACCATTCGTAGCCGCCGTACTTGCATAAGACCAAACAATAATCTGGCGAAGTGGGTCAGCAGAGGCTGTCATATTCTTAGCATATGCACCGTCCCAGTCTTCCAAGAAGAAACGGTTTACCTTCTCTGCACCGATGGCGCGAGAACGCTCACCATCAAACATATAGAAGCCGTCATCAGCCAGATAGAAGACACTGTGACCAACATTACAGACGCTGCCAGCAACCTTACAGCCACGCACCGTCTCCACCTTATCGAACTGAAATATCAGTGGCGCACCGATGTAACTACCGCGCACAATGCCCTTCTCCATAAGAATAGTGGCATATTCACCGCCGACAAGTCCAGTCACATCGCCCATGTCTTGAATGTCTTGGAAGTCAGCCTGAGTCGTAGCAGACACAGCCCAGCTTGTGTAATCACCCAGCGCAGACCAGCGCACACGATAGGGTTTGTTGCCATCTGTTGAGTCATGCGTAAAGCCAGTCATTACAAAGTCACGCACAACTGCAAGATACTTAGCCTTTGGTGCATCAGCAGAAAGGTCAGCAAATAACCCAGCGCCAGCAGCAGTAGCTGTTTGAATGGGGTCGGCAAAGTTTGTGCTAATCACAGCTTCACCAAACTGAACAAAGCGAGGGCGGTCTTCTGCGCCAGTGCTGTAGTTTCCAGACTTGCTAACATTATCAAGCGAGCCATCAGTCGTATCAAACTTGTAAATCTTTGTGCGGTCAGCAGCATACAAGCCAACATTGCCATCATCATCAGCGGCAGCAAACATACCGACAATCACTTGGTCAGCAGCGCCACTAATCTCAGAGATGTTCTGCATACTCTCATAGCCAGCAGCCGCAGGAATGACGTTGTTGGCTACTGTAACACCTGCGTTGCCAAAATCTGATTGGTCAGGTAAAAATTCCCCAAAGCTAATCATTGCGAACTCCAGCTTTCATTTTCAGCAGACACGTTTGTCCAAGTATCAGAACTAGCAGCAATAGGTGTCCAGCTTTCACCTTCAGCAGACACCACAGTCCAGCTTTCACCTTCATCTGCTATCTCAGACCATACCTCACCTTCGGCTGCAATAATACCCCACAATTCGCCTAGTTTTTCGGCTTCTACGGCTACTGTAGCAATAGGCTGCGGATTAGCAGTGGCGAACACTTCAAAGTTAGCAGTGACATCTGGGATGGTAGCAAAGGCTTGTAAGCTGGCTGTAGCGATAGCAAGTAGCCCACCCTCTGCATTTACTGACGCAGACGTAGATGCGGAGCTATCACCAACCCGCACACGGATGCCAGCAGAGCTAACACTTGCAGAAGAAGAGATAGAAGATGCACCAATTTGGATGCGAATACCGCCAGCAGATACGGAGACATTTGCAGACGGTGACGATGCACCAATAACAACCCTAATAGCCTCTGCTGTTGCTGTAGCAGTTGCAGATGGTTGAGCGGCACCAACAACAATACGCACACCCTCTGCCGACATTGTAGATGGCCCAGCAAGCGCAGACGCACCAAACTGGATACGAATACCATCAGCGGCAACAGTGCTGGTAACATTTATGTTACTCGCACCAAGCTGTATGCGGATACCCTCAGAGGTTACAGTAGATGAGGTAGATGCTGCGGCAGCACCCTCAAAGATACCAAAGCCAACAGCGGCTACAGATGCAGATGTAGATGGGGTGGATTCACCTTCACGCAGAGCGGCAGTCAGCCAGATAGAACTATCTAGTGAATACGGGAGACTGTCTAAGTCACCCCAGTTATCTAACTGCTCAAGTGTTGGCCCTACGATGTCAGCCATGACTAGGCCGCCGTAATGTCAACGCCTGAAGCTGCTACCTTAAAGATGTCACCATCATTGATTGTCTTAGAGGCTGTCAATGCTGCGTGAAATAGCAGGTTGCCAGAGGACGAAGCATCGTAAATACCGATGTGTGTAATCGTACCCCAGTTGCCACCAGAGGCAGCAGGGAACTCAACAGCACCGCTGTTTGATGCAGTGCCAGATGATGAAGCACCAAAAGCCATAGCCTGACGCACATAGCCATTGCCACTTACTTCAGCGCCAGTGCCAGCATCAGTCGGGTCAGCAGTGTGCAGCCCAATGTAAACATTAGACGGAGCAGCTGTGCTGCTCGTGCCTAAGAAGTGGTCGAGAAACTTGTTCTCAAGATAATTACTCATTGCGCTCATGTCTATTCTCCGTAATCAGATTTCATTTGAAGAGCAGAGCCAGCAAACTGACTCTCAGCTTCTTCACGTTTAATCTCTGTAATTGCGCGTGTAAACAACTGCTCATACAAAGCAGTCTTCTGGTCATCCATCAAATATACACCAGCAGCGCCCAAAGAGCCATATAGATATGCGTCAGGATGACGGGTTAAGATTGTATTGCTAGTGTTACTGTCAGACAACTCAGATACACCCTCGCCGTAAATAAGCTCTGCCGTGTAGGCGCTATCAGGTGTAGGTGCAAACTTAATCTCGCTACCAAAGATTGTATAGGCGCGAGGCTTGCCTGTTGCATTAGATGTGTAATGGCTGTCAAGCGCCATAGGTGTGTAATACTCAAGCACTTCAGCAGGTGTTGTATTCAGCTTTATAGAGCGAATAGAACGCAAGTCAGTAGGTAGGGAAACAAACGCATCGCCAGCAGACAATGTAGCATTAGCTCGTTTTGTCTGAGAACGTGTACCAAGCTCACGGCTCATGCGCGCCTCTGCAAGAGAGATAAACTCAGGGATACGAGCGGTCAAATCATCACGAGCTAAGAAGTTCGCAATCGCTGTTTTAAGTTCTGCGTAAGTTCCGATTGCCATTATACTCTACCGCCACTTGTTCTAAAGAACCTGTTATCATAGTCATTGAGCCATTTCTTCCAGCCATTAGGATTATCTTTTGGTTGGCCTAGCTCTTGAATTAGCTGATGATACAATGCTGTGGGTATTTCCGCAACCTTCTGTTGATGTCGCTGCGTATTACCTTGCAGGCTACCAGAGCGGTATTCATTGCGTTCATCGCGGTTATTAGCAAGAAGAGCGTCAACATTCTGACTGCTCTCAAAAATCATTTTACCGTCTTCATCAAAATGCGCCCACGTTTCTTTCCCCGTGACCGCATCTTTTTGTAAAAGTCTCTTCTTCATCTTTCTCCCCTAAAGTGAACGGGGGTAGCCGAAGCTACCCCCTCAACACTTACGACAGATTGTAAACAGCGCCGTGTGCTTTCGGTGCTGAAACTTTCAGCGTGAACTCTGTGATAATTTGGAATTTCTCAGAGTCACCCGTCTTCGCCATTTCTTGAACGGTGAAGTTACGGTTCGGCAGTGTGCAGATGGAAGCATAGTCGCTATCCAGCAGATACACACGGTCGTCCGAAGCAAAACGGTCGATTACAACGTCAAGCTGACCAAAGTCGCTCAGGTACAACGAAACAGAACCAACGATAGCTGCTTCACGAGGAGCAGTGTAGTTGATTTGGTTGGTTGCAACTGAACCGCTGTTCAGGTCACTGAAAGCAGCTTTTTTGGCAGGTGATACGACGAGCATGTTTGGCTGACCACCATCGGTGTAAGCAGCCTGCATGGCAGTGTCAATCATAGCAAGAGTCATGGCGCGATTCGTACCGTCCATAGAAGGAACGTGCGTACCAGAACCAACACCTGCATTGAAAGCAGTTTCGTCACTAGCAATAGATACGTTGGTAATCCAGCTTGACAAAGTACCAGCTTTACGCGGGTCAGAAGCAGAACGTGCAGTATCAGAGTGCAGATACTTTTCGATGTCACGACGAAGCTCAAGACCTTTCAAAACTTTTTGATAGGCAACTTCCTTGTCGCGGCCTGCTTTGTCAACAGCGTCCAGCGTACCAGAAACTTGTGCATCTTTTTGCGAGATTTGCATGTAGTTGCCCAAGCGAGTGGTGGCAGTCGGCGTTGCATAAGTAGCGTCAGCACCTTCGTTCTGGTGGTTGTTTGCTACAGCAGCAGCCAGTTCTTGTACTTGCCATTCGACAAATACGCCATTTCCTGTCTCTTTTTTCAGAGCAGAAAAGATGGGGGTTTCATCAGGGTCGATGCGAGTGATTACGTCACTCAGGTCTTCCCGTTCGCCAATAGCATTGGCAGTAGTAAATTGAGCCATTTTAAGACCTCATTCTCTCTAATATTAAGTCCACAGCAGCATCTTTGCTGCCAGTTTTATTTAGGCGTTCAAGTGCCTGTTTGTCACGATTAGCTCTGACTTGCTTCTTGGACTTTGGAGTACCAGACTTAACTGCTTTCGGTGCTTTGCGAACCTTCTTCTGAGCGGCAGGCTTTTTAGCCATAAGCTCATCGTATAGGTGCGCTTTGCGTAAGACTTCGATTGCACGAGAGTCACTAGCCGTCGCCAGTTCTTCTTCACTGTAACCGATGCGCTGTGCATAAGAGATAACATTTTGTTTCTCCCGCATAGCCACTTCGTCATCACGCCATTCAGGAATACGTTCAAGCAACTGTTTTTGCTGCTCTACAAGATACTCTTGGTGCTGTTGCGCCATTTGCTCTTGCTGCTCTCGTTCTATCCTTGAACGCTCTGCTTGTACCTTTGCCACATTTTCTTTGCG